AAAAACAAATGGCACGCCCAATCTTACTGTGTGGTATGGTGTTTGTGAACCCAAAACTAAAAAGGGTGATTGTGGCTCATTATTGCTTGTCAGAAATGGTTATGGACCAATAATCCTTGGTATGCATACAATGGGATTTGAAGATTCTAGTGGAGCTGTAGCATTAGATCAAGAATTTTTCCAAGATATTTTAAACGATCCTTATTTTATGGTTCCTGAGCCTAATGAACCTTTATTATCCAGTAAAAGTAAAAATATAGAACTTCAAGCTTTACACCATAAAAGTACGGTACGATATGTCCCGGAAGGTTATGCTACAGTGTATGGTTCTTTGAACGCACCTAGAGCACGGATGAAATCCAATGTTGAAAATTCTTTACTCAGGAATTCTATGGAGAAAAGAGGTTATGTATGTAATTATACTAAACCGGATTTGATATCATGGAAACCTTATAATTTGGCATTAACTGATATGGTTATCACAAATAATGGGATACCAATGAATGTATTAAATTCAGCCAAGAAGGGTTTTATAACTGATATTTTACAAAAATTGGATCCAAAATGGAAGAATGAACTCATGGTTTATGATAAATTTACAGCTATCAATGGTGCTTCTGGTGTAACTTATGTTGATAAGATAAATAGAAACACAAGTATGGGTAATCCTTGGAAGGAGTGTAAAAAGAAATATTTAGTCCCATTACCACCAATGGGCGATCTACAAGAGCCTGTAGATTTCGTTGATGAAATTAATGAGCGTATAGATCATATTCTTGATTTATACAATAAACATGAACGATTTAGTCCTGTTTTTTGTGCTCATTTGAAAGATGAAGCTATTTCTAATCAAAAAGCTTTATTAGGTAAGGTGAGAGTATTTACTGGTGCCCCGGCAGACTGGAGCGTTGTTGTCAGAATGTATCTCTTAAGTTTCATACGTGTGATGCAATATAATAAATTTACCTTTGAAGCTGCACCAGGTGTAGTCGCTCAATCTAGTGAATGGGGAGATATGTATCGATATTTAACCAGATTTGGCGAAGACAGAATGGTGGCGGG